TGCAGCATTGATAGCACGTCATCTTGATACTGACTTGTACCCACGCACTGATGTAGTGTATGAGTACGCCAAAGTCGTTGTTCCATTGATGAGAGAGCTTTCAAAGCGCATTGCACGTGATAACTAATTATTTCAGTACGATATTCCTACTCACCTTTAACATTATCCAGAAGCAAAAAGAAACGCTATAATACATGGAATTCGTTCTATTTATACCGGTTCAAAGATGGTTAAAACATTGAAATGCTTCGTTAAAACAGGTGAGTGGTAATAAAACGATCCATACGATTTCGCTTAAGGAAAACGTGTAGGTCGTTCCAGATAAATCTGGGGTCCTAGTGATATACTTAAGGCATTGCCTGGTTGGATTAATATGCTCTATTTGAAAAGAGCAAAGTCCTTAGTTCCAGGAATTATCTGCGGTTATAGCTAGGATGCGTTGTCTTAGAAGCTTACATCCGACCGTCTTGCGCTTTGCGCTCGATGGGGCATGGACTTCGTTAAAGTCTTGTGCTACGATGCTTCTTCACACGACGCACATTAGTGGTGGCCATTAATGGAAGTAGTTGATGTCGTTTTATTTTAGCATATTAACTTAGTTTTTGACGTATATGGTATTCCAAGTGACGTTAGAATTAAGGTGTTAGATGCAATTACATCAAAAGATTTTGTAGGCGAGTGTTTTGTTAAGTTAGGTGAAACTACTTTCAAATAATATTCGATCACAATTTCTGGAACTACTTACAGTGGTCATCCAACCAGAACCACGCTGGGTAACTCTCTGAGAACGATTTCATTCATTGTTTACAATGTTTATAGATTATTCGGTCTTAAAGAAGCAGCAAAGGTTTTCTGGGGAACTTCAGAACTATTGATAGTTTACGTTGCAGGTGATGACGTTATGATTTAGGGCTAAGCTGACGCCGTTTTGGCGTTATCTAGGGCACTGATTCACACGCACTGCACCAACGTAACACACGGTTCTTGGGGTTTGGGCCAATGCGCTAGGGAAGTTATTGTCGGTGACTGGGATTTCGTAGATTTCCTATCACGCGATGGTTATTTCTTTGAAGTAATGCGTGTTACTAGAAAGACAGACCGTGTCGTCACCAAATCTAACTGGGCTTTTAACTTACCAAAGGTAAACGTTTGGAACAGTAAGGTTGGTCGCACTGTTTTAAAAGCAATTCGAATACTCAATTGGAGTATTGCTGT